CTATTCAACTTCCTCCCCGCCATAAAAATCCAGCTCCTCCTGGTCGTCTTCCTGCAGGTTCCCTTTCCGCGAAAGCACCACCTTGATGTTGCCGCCGAGGCGGTCTTCCTGGGTGTCCTTGGTGAAGTTCACCTTGATGGTGTGGGTGAAGGTGACTTCCAGGTTGTCCTTCTCCGCATCCTGCATGAGCTCCGCCTTGCGGTGGATCATTTCCAACAGCTCGGCCTCCCCTTCCACGGCGAGCGTGAGCAGCCGGCGGCTGGAGCGTTTGAAAATGCGCTGGAGCAGCTCGGAGTTGATCGGTAGTTTTTCGTCGGCCATACCCTTACGCAAGGGTGTCAATTCGACGGGTTAAAAGCCGCCTGCCAGAACCGTGATGGAGAGCTTGCCCCGCGATCCCGAGGTGAAGGTGTAGGAGGTGTCCAGCAGCAGCTCGCTTGCGGAAACCTTGAGGAAAGATTCTCCGGAGTTGACGCGGAAAAGGTCGGTGCCCGAACCATCGGCAGTAATCGCCACCTCTTCCGAGCGCAGCAGCAAGCCGTAGATTCCGTTGATGCTGTCGAGGGCGTTCCCCTCGAAGTCCTTGCCCGCGCCGCCATAGATTTTGACCCCGGCACTCGCCACGCCCGCAGTGGTGCTGGCGGCAGTCGGCGCGGCGGTGATGCCGGTAGCGGTGCCGGTGGCGAGGGCGATGTTGAGCGTGGCATCGTTCGCGGCGTAGAGATTGAGAGTGCCGCCGGGAACCTTGTAGGTGGCAAGCGGCTTGCGGGTAAGTACGATGGAGGTTCCCGCGCCGGAGACGGTGAACATCTCGCTGACGTAAAAATCCGCTGCCAGGGCGGTGCGCACCTTGCCCGCCCAGACGGAGGGCGTGTCTCCCGCGAGCACGGGCACATTGAATGTCTTGGGAGATCCGATCATCCCGGCCGCCGTGATGATGACGGAACAATTTCCGTTAGCAGTCACACTGCCCGCCGCCGTGGCGGTCTTCACCTGTGCCACTCCGGCCACCCAGGCGGTGGATCCGGTGGTGCTGTTGATGCTCAGATCCAGCACCAGATTTGCCGCAGCCGCCGCGAACACAGCCACCACATCGTATTGGATTTGACCGTCCGGAAGATTGACGGTCTCTGCCGGAGCGCCAAGGTTCACTTTTCCGGTCGCTCCCGGAGCGGTAGGAGTGGCGGTGGCAAACAACCCGATGCTGGCGCTGGACTTGGTGAGATTCATCCCCCACCGCGCTTGTCAACACGGCGGGTGAATGGAGTGTGCAGTTAGGCCCGCTTCCGGATGCTGTCGATGGACTCGACTTTCTTGAAGCCCTTTTTCGGCAGCCGGCGGCCGATGGCGACTCCCCCGGCACCGGCAAGCAAGGCCGCGCCGACGACGCCGGCTTTCCAGAGCTTGCGCTCGTTGCCGACTTCCTCGCTCCAGGATTTTTCCCGGCGCACGCGCTTGCGGGAGCCGGGGGCGAAGACCCGGGCGGACTTGCCGCGCGGATCCCGGATGTCCCAGCCGGCGTCCGCAGCGACTTCGTCGAACTGTAGCGGCGGTCTGTGACCGTCGCTGGTTTCCATCTGGCGCAGAATCCCACTCGCCGGAGTGGAGAAGCGCTTTTTCTCCGCCGTCTTGGTCACGGCGTAGCTTGCACCTCCGAGCAGCGCGGCACCGGCCAGGCCGCCGCCGATCGACCGGCGGCGGATGACTTTCTTCATGTTTTGCAGCGAGTTGTGCTCGGCCCGGGCGATCTTCTCGGCGTTGTTGAATTTCCCCTTGGCCTTGAAAGGGGCGGAGGGCTTCTTGGGGGCCACCATCACGCCGCCGCCATGGCCGCGGGCCTCGCGCTTTTTGAGGATGCCGAAGTAGTCGTCCGCCTGCTTGGATCCGGCCGCGCTGAGACTGCCGATGAGCGCGCCGTTCGCCCCACCCGCCACGGCACCGCCGAGACCGGCCTTGATGGCGGCGGAGTTGTCTTCTTTCCTCTTCCGTTCGAAGTTCAATGTTGGATGTTCGATGTTCGATATTCCGAATGAAATCCCCATCCGCGCGGCGGGAGTCTCGAAATTGCTGATGGCGTCCTTCACCTCGCGGCCCGCTTTTTTCGCCGCGCCGACCACCCGGTGATGGGTAGCCGCCAGGCGCGGGCTTTTTTTCAAACCGATGCCGTAAGCGATGCCGCCGCCGACGAGCAGCGCCTTCTTCGCCGCGTCCTTGGCCCAGCCCTTCTCCCACTCGCGGGATTTCTTCCGCCCGCTGGTGTCGCGGGCCCGGGGCACGCCGCGCACGACGTCTGCGGCGTCCTTGGTGAGGCGACCGGCGCGGCCGCCCCATTTGTTCACGGTGTTCGCCTTCCGATAGAGCGACTTGATGACCGCGGCGTCACCCATGCCGACCTTGGCTTCCGCGCCGGTGGCGTCGTAGCCTTTTTTCAGACCGGCCGCCACGTCCCAATGGTCCACGAAACGCCGCTGGCTGTCGCGGATCTTGGGGTCTGCGGTGGCGGTGGCGAAGTTGAAGAGCCCCATCTGTTGGGCCGGAGTCTGGAAAGACCTACCCGTCGCGATTTCCCGGACCGAGTGTGCGTATCCGCCATACTCGTTGTCCCGGCGGTCTCTCACGCGCCTGGCGGAGTGCTTCGACGTCCCGTGACCCACCACTTCCTTCGTCTTCCGGTTGATCACCTCGAACAAAGGCGGTTTCTTCACCGTCTTCAACACCGGCACCACCTTGCGCGGAGCCAGTCCAAGCGCCTCACGGGTGATGGCTTTGCTGCCGGAAAGCGCGCTGAAGTCCATGAGCCGCTGGGCAGGCGTCTGGAAAACGGTTTTTTTGAGCGCGCGGATGCCCTTGGTAAAAGTCGGGAAATACTCGACCGCCTTGGACTTGGCCTTGTCCTTCACCAGCTTGAGGCCTTCATGCGCCACCGCCTTGGGGGTGACGGTCTCGCGGACCTGCCTGGCGGTGCGCGCCACGGCGCTGCTGGCATGGCCGAGTGCGGCGTCTGCCTTTTTCCGCAGCTTGCGCGCCTGGTGGGCGGTGACCAGGGCACCGGCACCCACGGCACCGGTGCCGGCGATGATGGTGGCATCCCGGGCTTTTGATAGGGGGTCGCGCTTTTCTTCCAAAGAGATCGGTCGGATCCGGCCGATCTGACGGATCTGTCCGATTTTTCCGGCCTCCAGCTTCACCTTCACCCGGGGTGGCGGCTTCATGCCCCAGTAGGTTTTCACCGGCTTTTTCAGTTTCACGGGCGGTTTCGCGACTGGCACCACTTTGGGCGTGCGGCCCTTGTGAATCACGGTGGCCGCGACGCCACCGGCCACGGCGGCACCGGCGGCGATGCGCTTGAGCGTCCGGCGGTCGCGGGCGATTTCCTCCTCGGTGGTCTCGCCGCGGGCGAGGTCGACTTGTCCCGGCGTAGCAGCGCGAAGCCGGAAGGCCCTTACGCAAGGGTCGGGAGTGGGAAACGCGTCGCCTAGCAGCAACATGGCGGGAGTCTGGAATGGAGTCGGTGGTTTCATGGTTTCAAAATCGTGGTCGTTTCTAACGCGTTGTGCGACGGCGGCCTTGGGTACGCCCTTTTTGGTGGTTCCGCTGTAAGTCACCTGGACCTTGTCGCCGGCCTTGGCGGTGAGACCGGGCTTGGACTGGACCTTGAAGGTGCGGTCGCCGTGCTTGAGCGCGAGCACGCCGCGCGGGCCGCCGTGGACCTGCGCCACCTCCCACTCGGCGTCCTGCACCGGCTTGAGCTTGGCGGGCGTGCCGTCCGCGCCGCGCACGACCACGCCTTCATGGCCGCGCTTGAGCGCCTTCTGGAAAACCTGTTGGACGCCCGCGGCATCCGTCACTTTTTTGCCAGGCACGCGGCGCACCGCACCGATGGACCACGGCCGTTTCTCGCCGTCCTTGGGAAAAAGGTGCAGCTTGAGGTGCTTGGTCGCCACGCCACCCGACTTCACGGCACCGGCGATTTTCTCGATGCCCTCGCCCTTTTTGAAAACCTCGCCCTCGAGCACGGCATCCGGATTTTTCCGGAAGTGGCGCTTGAGCCGGGAGGAGACGTGCGGCAGGTCCAGCGGCTTGCCGCTCCTGGAGAAGACGCCGTCCTTGGTCGCCCGGGCATAGACTCCGTCCAGCTTGGGGCTGGCGGTGCCTCCGCTCTTGCCGTCCCAAGTGGCCATCAGCTCGACGAGCAGGCGGCCGGGCGTGTCGAACATCCGATAGGGCTGGCCGGTGCGGGCGGTGACGGCGCGCTCCAGCCTGCCCTTGGCCCAGACGCCGGTGCCCACCAGCGCGCCGACCTCGCCCGCGCCAGGCACGGGGACCAGCAGCCCGGCGGCGTAGCCCTTGCGGATGGGCGCGGGGATCTTCATCACCTGCCTGCCCACCCGCGTGCCGGCGGCCTTGTCGGTGAGTTTCTTGAGCAGCTTTTTGCCTTTGGTGAGGGTGGTTTTCATGAAGAAGGAAGTTCTAGCAGCGATGGCGGCGGAGCAGGAATAACAGAAACACCGCGAGGATGACGAAGAGCGCGGGCGTGCGGCCAACCAGCCAGGTGCCGCACGCCGCTACTCCGGGGATGGACGCGTGGAATACTGTCCCGAGAAACTCCACGCATCGGAAAAGATGAGTCGTCATGGCTTTTTCTTTCTATCGGGTTTGTTCGGCGCATCCGCCACCGGCGGCACGACGATGTTCTTGGGGAACAGCGCGTCCGCGTCCTGGAACGGCATGCCGTAGGAAATCATGGCGGTGTTGATGCCGCTATCCCGGTCCATCTCGCCGCGGTTCACGGCCATGACCATGTCGAGCAGGGACTTCACACCCTTGTCCCCCACCGTGCCGATGAGGCCGGGCGGCGGCGGCGGGCCGGCTGCCGGATCCGGATCGCCGGACTTGGCACGCTCCAGCGCGGCGATGAGCGCGGTCGGGTTGTCGAGGTCGGATAGAAGCAGCTCGATGGGCACGCCGGTGCGCTTGGACACCTTCATGGCGATCTGGATTTCCGATCCCTTCTGGTCCATCACCTGGGCGAAGTCGTTGTTATAGTCCGCCGCGAGCTGGCTGCGGGTTTTGTAGCCGCCCTTGACGAGGTCGAGGTCCGCCTGCACCTGGAAGCCGATGTCGCCGGTGAGCGTCTGACCGTAGCGCCAGCTGCCCTTGTTCCAGTTCTTGCAGGCGCGCAGGCGGCCGGAGGCAATCGCAAATAACAAGACCTTGCGCTTCACCCGGTTGAGCAGGATGTGCTCGAGGATTTCCTGATACCAGCGGAAGGTGCGTTGTGCCTGTTGGGTTTCCAGCCGGGCGGTGACCCCGCCTAGCGCGGCCAGGTTGTAAACGAAGCCGTACGGCAGGTTCATGGCCAGCGCGATTTCCCGGATGAGCGCCTCCAGCAGCGCCATGAACGCCCCGCTAGGCCGCTGCACGCCGGGCGCGAACTCGATGTCCTCCACGCCGTTCTCCAGCTTGAGCACGGTGCCGGCCTGCGCCTTCATGCTGGCAGGCAGGCCGCTGCCGGGCGTGGACTCGTTCCAGTCGGTGGAGCCCGGCGCGCCCACGTCCTTGGTCCTAACAAACCCGGCGAACTGCGCGGCGAACTTGGCGCCGATCTTCTCATACCCTAGCAGCTCGTAAAGGTCCCGCGCGTGCGGCAGCGCCGGGGCGAGCTTGGAGACGCCGTGATACTGGTCCGTGCGGTTCGGGAAAAACAGGTGGATGAAGTCGTCCGGCGTGACGTCGTTTTCCTTCTCATACTGCGTGGTCCGCGTGCGCTTGTAGATCTCGTAGTGACGGATCGCGCCCTTGTCGTCGATGACGATGCCGTTGATGTTCTTCTCATCCGCCTGGGAGGGATTCTGCGGATTGCCGATGCGATCGCCCTCGATCATCTGGAGCCGCAGCTCGCCGTCGACGATCTTTTCAACCCAGCCGTGCTGGCCATCCCGGATGGCGCTTTGCACCCCGAGCTGGACCATGGTCCGGAACCGGTGGCGACCGGCGTAGTCGGCGCGGCCGCACCAGTCGTGGAAATACTCGGCATACTCCGCGTTGATCTTGTCGTCGCCCGTTTCCGGCTGGTATTCGAGCTGGCCGGCGATGTGCAGGCCGAGCTTCTGGAGCAGTCCGGCGATGACACAGAAATTCTCCTCCATCTCGCGGCCTTCCATCATCGCGTCGATCCGCTCGCGCTGTTTCCGCCAGCTTTCCGAGGAGCCCTGGTCGTTGAGCGTGGCCGGGCGGCCGCGGGCCTTGCTGTGCTTCACCGCGGCGAACTCATGCAGATGCTCGCGCGCCACCACCCGCTGCAGCGCCCACTTGGGGGATACGAAGGAAATCGCCTTATCCACCGTCGACAACTGCCGGCGCTCTCTCATATCTTGCAGGCTTTCGCTTTCGCTCATGCCTCTGGCCGGTTGTCACCGGGGAAGAGCCTGCGGCGTCTGAAGGTCTCAAGGTCTTAAAGTCGAAAGTCGAAGAGCAAGAGATGCCGCAACGCCTCTATCTCTTCTCTGTGACTTTAAGACCTTTCGACTTTTAGACTTTCAGACCGCGAAGCGTCTTTAAAAGTCGCTGGTCGTCGTCCCGGAGAAATCCGCCTGCGCGGAGCGTGGCACACCGGAACTGGCGGACCGCTCGTTTTTCACCTCGGTCGCCGCCTTGAGGCGGTCGCGGAGCTCCGTGGTGTCGCGGGTGTGGGACACGCTGCCGCTGCCCTGGGAGACGAAGCCGCCGGCGAGGCTCTTCCGCAAGCTCGCCATTTCCGCATCGAGCTCCTCGCCGGAGTAACCCCGGTAAATGACTTTCCAATCAGCTGCGGACATACCCACCGGGCGGGCGTCAACCATTGCGTAAGGGTTCGGAGGATGCTTCTTGCCCGGCTGACAGCGGAAGACTTATAAGACTCGCGCCATGAAACCCGACCATTCTCCAGTATCGATCCTGCCACCGCCGCGCAAGCTCCGCGACATCCAGGAGAATCCCTTGGCGGATCCACCTGAAAAAAAGCCTCCCGGCTGCTGCGGGATCATCGTTGGTTTTTTCTGTCTGTTCCTGGTCATCGCCCTCCCGGGCTACATCCTCAGTTCCCACTTGGAAAAGAGCTCGCTACCCGCTGAAACCCCGCTCCAGCGCAAGGTCCGGCTGGATCTCGAAAAAGAGGAGGAGGCCAAACAGCGCGGAATCCAGGAAGCACTTGAACGCATCCGCCAGCGCCAGTAACCCATGCCCGCCACCCGCCAACGCCTGGTCAGCACGCCCCGACTCGATGCCTGGCGCGATGATCTGCGGCTGGCCCTGGAGCCGCGCGGCGCGAAGACCGAACTCGCCCGCTTCATGGCCGGTGAGCGGGGTATGCCCGCCCACAACTGGCGCGTACGCATCACCCGCATGCTCCGGGAGAACGAGGTGATGAACGCGGAGGATGTCCTGGCCATCACCGCATGGATGGAATCGCGGACGGAATGACGGATGGTTACTTATGAATAAGTAAACCTAACTTTCTGTGAGAAACTAGCAGGAAATTCCCTTGCGCAAGGGGCGGATTTTTCTCCCGAAAGGGGCGAATCCGTAAGGCCTCAGCGTGACTATCTCATGCAAGCGGGTGAAAAATCCGCTTCCAAGTCGGGAAAAAAATCAGGGAGACGCGCGAATCCGTAAGGCCTCAGCGTGACTATCTCATGCAAGCGGAAATAACGCGAAAGCGTGAAAACGAAACTTGCAAGTCTCCCTCAGAAATCGTAAATTCACCCCGCCATGAGCACCACCCCAAGCACTACCCCCACCGCGCCGCTAGTCTGTCGCGATCGTCAAATTGCACTCCGCAACCGCGCCAAGGCGAAAGCCAAGGCGACGCGCGAAAAATTCCACCAGCGCGCCGATGGCTGGACGGATCCCAAGGAACGGGTGAAAGTCGCGGAGCGTCTAATCAAATCCGTGATTCGCCGGGTGGAGTTTCCCAAGTATGGCGATCCGTTTCCCCTCTCGCCGACTGACAAGATGGACGCTGAGGCCGCCGGGTTTGCGGCATGCGTGGAAAGCGGATTTTTCGAGCACGGATTCGCCACTCCCGCGATTTTCAAAGCCATCCGGAACGCGATCAATTCCCGCGCTTGTCTCCGTCTCCGCTGTACTTGGGAGTATGGCACGGACGACGCCGCCGGAGTCGCCGCCAAGGTGGGTTTTTGCACGGAGTTTGAAGAATTCGAGAAACGGCTTTCCGCTTCGCAGCGGGACATGGCCAAGGAAATCATGCGCACGCTTCGCGCCGCGTTTTCCTGCGATGAATCCCGCAAGGCCGTTTCCGCGTTCCGTTCGCAGCGGGATTTTTTCCTGATCGTGCTTGGCCACCTCACGGAACGCACCGGCCGCGCCATGACTTCCGGCACGTTTGACACCCGGAAAAGCCGCTTTATGGACTATCTCGCCAAGGGTGCGCAGGCCTTGCGGGCGAATCGCCAAGCACCGCCAAGCCTTGCGGCGGAAATCATGCAAGCTCTTTCCGATAGAGCCCTTGCGTAAGGGTGCAAGCCTAGCAGGAAACGCCAAGCGGCGGGTGATTCACTCACCCGCCGCTTTTTTTGTGTGAAGGGCACTCCCGCCCGCCAACTCCTAACTGCAAAATCACTACCACCATGTCCAAGAAAAAAGCCGCCCCCGCCGTCCCCGTGCTGTCCCTTGAGGAAATCGCCGGGCTTTCCACTACTCAAGCCGTCGACGGTGTCGCCGACCGCTATCAATCCCGCGCCCGTTCCTTCGTGGAAATGGGCAAGCTCGTCTGGCACGTCGAAAACCGCTCCGGGATCCCCAAGGGCCAGACCGTCTACGGCCTGCTCGCCAAGCGCGGTGTGCCGGAATCCTCCGTGAACAACGCCCGCCTGGTCGAAAAATTCATCACCGCCTTTGTCACGCCCGGGCTGGTCACGGAGGCCCGCGCCGACGAGATCATCACCTATCGGATTGTGAACCAGTGCGCCCGCCTGATTTCCGGCAAGTCCGCCGTGAAGCTCTCGCCGGAGACGCTGGCCCCGCTCCTGAATGACGGCCAGAAAGCCGCCATCGGCGACGAGCTGGACTCGCTGGACGAGCACGGCTTGTCCATCGCCGGAAAAGCGGAAAAGGACGCCGCGGACAAAGCGGAACAAAAGCGCGTGGCCGATGCCGCCGCCGCCGCGGCCGCCGTGGTGACTCCGCCCGCCACCGAATCCACTCCGGCCGCCACGACGGAACCTGAAACCGTCGTGGTCGACGGCACGAAGGAAACTCCGGAAGTGACCGCCACCGCACCGGTCGCGCCTGCCACCACCACCCCGGCGCCGCTCACCGTGGTCCCCGCTGCCGGTTCTACCACCTCGCCGCCGTCCAGCCACGAATCCCGCCCGAACAACGCGGCGGAAGTGCTGGCGAAAATCGACGAGCTCGAGCTGCAATCCTACGATCTGGATCCGGATGGCCTCGCCGCCGTCCGCGCCAAGCTCGCCGAGTGGGTGGACCTGCTGGACTCCAGCATCGACAACGCAAAAAAGTCCAGTGAGGCGGTCGCCGCCTAATTGACACCCGTCGATGGATCTCCGCCGGAAACGGCTTCAACCCGAAACCACCACCCATGAAAATCAAGTAACCATTCAACTCATGACTCCAGCCCGCTCCCTAACCGGAGCGGGCTTTTTTTGTGTGAAGGCCCGCCATCCGCGTCTTCCACCAGAAAATCAAACCACCACCGTCATGATCGTCACTATCAAAGACAACAAACTCTGCATTGAAATCCCACTGGAAAAGCCCCGTCCGTCCGCGTCCGGCAAGACGCTCGTCGTCGCCAGCTCCAGCGGCAACGTCACCACCTCCGCCATGGTCGACGGCAAGCCGGTCGTCATCGGCCTGAACGCCTACATCAAGCCCTAACCTTTCCCCCGCCGCACACACGATAACAACCGGCCGCCGGCCCGTCTCCCGTCCCGGGGAGGCGGGCCTTTCGGCGGTGGGAGGTCACGCCTCCCGGCATGTAAGGGTGCTCATAGCCGCCCTTGTCCCGCCGCCCGGTTTCTGAGGCCTGCGGCGGGGCAAGGGCAAACCCTTACGCAAGGGTTTCCAACATCTTCCTAACGCTCATGCACACGCAACAAACGAAAATCGGACCGGCCCGCAAGGTGCCGCATCAACGCATCTGGATCGAGGGCCGACACCTCAAGGCCGCCGGATTCAACGTCGGCGATCGCTACGACCGCGTGGAATCCAAACTCGGCGGACTCATCCTCCTGCGCGCCACCGGCAGCGCGGGCCAGTTCAAGGTCTCCGGCAAGGCCGACAAGCCAATCATCGACATCACCGGGGCCATCGTCCCGCGCCTTTTCCCCCAGCCCGCCACCCACGTCCGCGTGGAGTTCGACACCGGCCACATCTCCATCATTCCCATCGCCTGAATTCCTATCAACTCCCAACCATCCACATTCCCATGACTCTCACTCTATCCGCCGATGCCATCCGCCCCGTGGCGGGGCTCTTCCGCCGCCTCAAGTTCCGCTCCACGCTGCCGATCCTGGACCACGTCCGCCTGACCGTCACCGAAGGCAAGCCGGAGGTGCTGCTGGAAACCTCCGATCTCGACGTGCACCTCGCCGTCACGCTGCCCATCGGGGGCCCCACCACGCCCGGCAGTTTCACCCTGCCCCGCCCGGAGTTCTTCAAGCTCGCCAGCGCCGCCGACAAGGGCAGCGTGGTCCGGCTGGACGCGCCGATGGCGTGCGAGGATGCCTACGCCGTCACGCTGGCCTCCGTCACCAAGGGTCTGCGCACCGAGCGCACCGTCACCGGTCTGGCACCGGGAGAATTCCCGCCCTGCCCCGAGATCGACGGCAAGCCGGTGATCTTCCCCGTCGCCTCGCTCAATGCCATCCGCAAGGTGCGGCCGGCCACCTCCGCCGATGATACCCGCTACGTCCTCCAGGGCGTGTTCCTCACCGCGGCGGATGGTGGAAACGTGGTGGCCACGGACGGCCGCCGCCTCGCCACCGCCCGCGTCCGCGTGCCCGCCCCGGACTCCATCCTGCCGAATGCGGTGGCGGACCTGCTGGTGGATCCACTCTGCCAGGCTGCCGCCATCTGGAAACGGACGGAAAGCCTCGCCCTTCTCGTTTTCCCCACCGTCCGCATCACCTTCAAGCTCATCGAGGGGAATTTCCCGAACTACCGGCAGGTGATCCCGCAAAGTTTCACCAGCTCCTGCACCTTCCCCACCGCCGTCGTGCCGTCCCTCATCACCTGGCTGCGCCGCCACAAGAGGACCTCCGTGAACCTGAGTTTCGGCCCGCAGACCGTCACCCTCACCGTGAAAACGACGGACGACGCCACCTCCACCAGCGTGCCCGCGCTGCTCTCCGGCCCCGTGCCGGACTTCATCGCCTTCAATCCGCAGTTCCTCGCCGATGCCCTCGCCATGGGACTCCAGACCATCGACATGAACTCCGAGCGCGAGCCTGGCGTCCTCACCGATGGCATCACCCGCTACGTCCTCATGCCCATGCGGGTCACCGAGGCCGCCGCCGCCGCAGAACCTGAGACAGAAAATCAGTCAGATCCGGCCGATCAGTCAGATCCGGCGGATCTCGAAGAGCCCGCTGCCGTCTGACCTCTCCCACTGGATTCTTGACTCTGGACTCTCACCTCTTCCCACCATGTCCCTCCACGACCGCGCCATCCTCATCGACCTGACGCTCACCAGCCTCACCACCTCCCGCACCGACCAGGGCGTCACCGCCTCCGTCCTCCGCGCGAATGCCGCCAAGGACGACGCCGGCCGCTGGGTGTCCCGCCTCTGGACCAAGGAGGCCATCGACCCGATCGCCCGCCACGACGCCAAGACCGGCAGCTTGCACCGGGAAATGACGCTCTCCTGGCTGGACAACTCGCTGCGCATTCTGCCGACCGCCCGTTTCGACGAGTACATGCAGGTGATGCGCGATCGCCGCCCGGAGCGGGAAGCCATCATCCGGGATCACTTCATCGGCCGCTACGCCCACTGGCTGCAGGAGGCCGCGAACATGCGGCAGGGACTCTACCGCCCGGCCGAGTATCCGGACGTGGCCACCGCCGCCGCCCGTTTCACCTTCCGCGTGGAAGCCCAGCCGGTCCCCCACCGCGACGACTTCCGCGTGTCCCTCTCCGCCGGCGACATGCGGGAAATGCAGGCCATCCTGGACGACAGGCTGGTCGAGGCCGGCAAGGTCGCCCGCAACGACCTGGTCGCCCGCATTTCCGAGCCGCTGGTCCGCATCGTCGAGCGCCTGTCGGATCCGGACTGCAAGTTCAAGGACTCGCTCATCGACAACATCCGCACCATCGCCGGCGCCATCCCCGCCTTCAACGTCACCGACGATCCCGCGCTCGAGGACGTGCGCCTGCGCATCCACCGCGGCCTCGCCCAGCTCGATCCCGACACCCTCCGCGAATCCCGCTCCGACCGCACCCGCGCCGCCGCCGAGGCCAACCAGATCCTCGCCAGCCTCGCGCCGTGGATGGAGCCGCTGGAAGCGGCGGCGTGAAATTGGAGCGCGGAATTTATTCCGCCCGCCGCCTGAATCCGTAACCCCTCAGCGTGACTATCTGATGCCCTTACGCAAGGGTGCCCGCCGCGTTACAAATTGTTCCACGTGGAACAAGCGCGCCTTTTTTCTTGCCTTCGCATACAAATGCATACAATCGCCACCACATCCGCACCATGAAACCAACCGCCATCATCCGCATCCTCAGCCACGCCTTCCGCAACAACCTCAAGGTCCTGCTCGTTTCCAGTCCGGGAGTCGGGAAATCCGCCTTGGTCGAGCTCGCCGCCAAGATGGCGGAGGCGGACCTGGTCGTGATGCACCCCGCCGTGTCCGATCCCACCGACTTCAAGGGCATGCCCGCCGTGGTCAAGCAAGGGACCAAGTCGCTCGCCGAGTTCCTGCCCTTCGGCAACCTGCGCAAGCTCGTGGAGGCCACCGCGCTCACCGTCTGCTTCATCGACGACATCGGCCAGGCACCGCACGCCGTGCAGGCCGCGCTCATGCAGCTCATCCACGCCCGCGAGGTGGACGGGCAGAAGATTTCCCCGCACGTCGTCTTCGCCGGTGCCACCAACGATTCCAGCCACATGGCCGGCGTCTCCTCCATCCTGGAGCCGGTGAAAAGCCGCTGGGACACCATCCTCACGCTCGAATGCGACGTGGACGACTGGGTGGCCTGGGCACTCCAGTCCAAGATCCCGCCGCAGCTCGTCGCCTTCATCCGCTTCCGGCCGAACCTGCTCAACGACTTCAAGGCCACCCGCGAGCTAAAGAACTCACCCTGCCCGCGCACCGTCGAGGCCGTGGGGAAGTGGGTGGCGAGCGGCATCGAGGACTATCAAATCATCGCCGGAGCCGCCGGCGAGGGCTTTGCCACCGAGTTCACCGCGTTTCTCAAAATCTGGCGCTCCATCCCGGATCTGGAAGCCATCATCGCCAATCCGCACACCGCCCACGTCCCGACCGGCGACCCGTCCCTAACGGTAGCCGTGGCCTGCGCGCTCGCCCACAAGGCGACTGTCGCCAACTTCGGCAACATCATCACCTACCTGGAACGCCTGCCCAAGGAATACGAGGTGCTCGCCGCCCGCGACGCCACCGGCCGCGATCCGAGCCTCTCCGCCAGCGCCGCCTACACGCAATGGGTCGTGAAAAACCACCAGATTTTCGCGTGATGAAACATCATTTCCACTTCCTCGGCATTCACGCCACCACCCACCACGGCGCGTTCCACCTCGTCGCGGAATGGTTTCCCATCCACTGCGCGATCGCCACTGATGGAGCCGGCTGGCGCTTGCTTGACGGCCAGCACAGCTCCGTGCTGATCCACCTCGGATTCTATCGGATGAAACACCAGTCCGTCCTCATCATCGGGCCGGTATCCCTCCGGCTGGACCGCAAGAAGCCGCTGTTATGAAACGCCGGACCCGCAAAGCCGAGCGGAACGCGGTGGAGCACAAGGCCGCGTTCGATCATGCCTATCAGGTTTTCAAGCCGCTGGTGAAAAAACGCAGGCGCAACGAAAAAGCGCATCACAACCGGCAAGGTGACCCCATCCGCTTTTCCGTCGATCTTGAACTGGAAGCGGGAGGGACCATCGAAGTCGTGTTCTCGCGGGTGACAGGTTTTCGCTTGGAAAGCTTTCTGGGCCACCATTGGGAGGCGGCGGAGATCAAACCTGAAACCCATCGAGGAGGTGCCCGCCGTCTGGATGCCTATCGCCGGAAGCTCATCCACTGGCAGCAGATAAAGGACGGCGGCTTTCTCACCTTCCGGCACTTCAATCTGCTGCTAGCGGCTTTTTCCTACGATCCGGCGAATCCGTAAGGCCCCACCGTGACTAACCAATACCATGATAACTCAAGAACAACGAGACCTCCGCAACGCAATCGTAAAACACGCCGCGAAAAACAATCCCGAGATGGACACTCACACCGAATCGTTGATCCGCGCGCTCGGTTCGATCATCGAGGGCGTTCCCGTTGAGCGAGCGATGGGCGCTCCGGGAGACTGGGGCTATGGCACGCCGATTGGCGATGCCCTGCTGGCCTTTCTCCAGTCGAGGTAACCCTTCTTCGATCAATGATCACTCCTAACTTCCCATGAAACCTCTCGACCAACGCCTCCAACAAGCCCGCCTCACGCTGCTGTTGGACTTCCCCTTCTTCGGCCAGCTCGCCCTACGCCTGGCACCGGTGATCGATCCGTCCGTGCCCACGGCGGAGACGAACGGCCGCGAGATCCGTTTCAACCCGGATTTCTGTGAGAAGCTCAATGACAAGCAGCTCGCCTGGCTTTATGCGCATGAGGTTTCACACCCGGCGCTGGGCCACCTCTGGCGGATCGGAACTCGGGACATGCAGAAGGTCAACATGGCCGCCGACTACGTGGTCAACGAGATGCTGGAATCCATCATCAATGGCCAGAAAGGCGCGGCCAACCGGCTGCAAGCCTGCCCCGGCGCGCTGCGCGACCGCAAGTATGACGGCCTCTCGATGGAAGAGATTTACAGCCTGCTGCCGGACCCACCACCGGGCGGCGCCATCGGCACCTTCACCAAGCCCGGCGCACCCGATCAGTCGGATCCGTCCGCTCCGCCGGAGCCATCCGAGTCTCTCGAACAGGAATGGAAAGCCGCCGCCGCGGAGGCCGCGACCATGGCCCGCTCCCGCAACCGCGGCGAGCTGCCGGGCGCGATCGCCGAGCTGCTCCGCGAGCTCTTCGAGCCGGCCGTGCCGTGGCAGGACATTCTCCGCCAGTTCGTGAGCCGCATCGTGCGGGACGACTATACCTTCCGCCGCCCTAACCGCCGCTTCGCCCACATGGGCGTGATGCTCCCCACGCTCCGCAGCGAGGGCATGGGCACCATCGCCGTGGCGGTGGACACCTCCGGCTCTATCAAGTGCAACGAGGCGCTGCTCAAAACCTTCCTGTCCGAGCTGCAAGGCATCCTGGACACCACCAGCCCCGAGGCGCTGCACCTGCTGGATTGCGACAGCCGCGTGCACACCGCCACCAAGTTCACCGGCGGCGACGACCTGCGCGGCACCGTCTTCCACGGCGGCGGCGGCACCCGCTTCGAGCCCGTCTTCGAGTGGCTGGAGGAAAACGACATCACGCCGGACTGCCTGATTTACTTCACCGACATGGAAGGCTCCTTCCCCAAGCGCGAGCCCGCCTATCCGACCCTCTGGCTCAACTACGGCAGCCCCCGTTACAAAGCGCCCTTTGGCGAAACCATCCACATCCCGAAAGCATGAGCACTCCCTCTGAAAAATACTCTGCCCTCGCCCGCTTCGGCGAACTCGCCCGCGCCGGACGCCACCCTGCCGCCTCCTCCGGCGAACGGGTGGCCAACAAACTCGCCAAAGCCCTGCACGCCATCGGTGACGACATGGCGCTGCTCGATGACGAGGCCATCACCGGGTTCCACCTGCTCTGCCAGCTCACCTCCGGCCCCTGGTCCACGGACGCTGACAAGGAGCGGGTTTTTGAAATGCTGGCCCATGCGGCCGGCTGAACCACCCCACTAACAACCGCCCCTTACGTAATGAAACGACGCCAGTTATTCATCATTCTCACCCTCACCGCCGGCTCGCCGGTGTTCATCCTGGGCGCACAGTTCGCCGGGGCCACGCTGCCCCTGGTGCCGGCCTGCGCCATCGCCGCCGTCATCTGCGGAACCGGCGGCTATTTCCTCTGCCGCGCCTTCTGGAAGCTGATTCAGTTCTAACCCACCGCCCGTGCTCGCCCCGGAGTCATCGCCCGTGCATCAACTCGTTTTCCAGTGGTGGAAAGCGCGTGACTGGCCACGGCTCAAGGAAGTGCACGCGCTGCGCAAGCAGCTCTGGCAGACGGCGCTGGCCGAGTTCGACGCGCGGGCGGCCGCCGGTGCCAGCTACGATCCGACCGCCGACGTACGCATCCTGTGGGCCGCGCAATACCTGAACCGGGCGGAGAACCGCTCTTTCCGCATCCATCCGGACATCACCGCCCGGGCCGCCTTCCATTTCGATTTACCCCTCGCGCCTTGCGGCAAGGACCTCGCCGCAGGTCCGCTCTAACTCTATGTCCCCATGTCTCATGATCCCGAACACCACCACCCGCTGGATGAAGTTCCTTCATCACACCGAGAAATCGATACGCCATCTCCGGAAAGCTATCGAGCAGTTCCAATCCGGAAGGCCAATGAAGCCCGTGACTCGTTCCAAAACTCACACCGGACGCTTTTCGGCACCGCTTCCGGCAATACGAAGTGGAATATCCGGGTTTCCGCTGATCCTCGGGAGTGGTTCTACCGAGCCACCCAGACCACCCAGGAAAAACACGGACCTCCCACCCCGTTGCAAATCCTCGGCAAAGACAAAAGCCCCCAGGACCGGAACATCGTCACCCTCACCGACGTCGACGTCGAAGCGTGCATCAGCGCGCACTGGTCGGAAAACTTCCCGGCGCAAGGGTGGGAAACGGCGGTAAACAAGGCACCGCTCCGCATGCTGGTGCTCGGCGCGGAACCCATCGAGCCGCTCGCCCCGGCGGATGCGACATGGCGGATCCACGCGATCACGCGTCATCTGAGCGACGAGAAAAAATACTGCGGCCAGCCATTTTTCTGCCACTGCCTGGCACTCGGCAGCCATGCGACAGTCACCGACCACGCGGACCAAACCGACGCGCTGCTAGAGCACCTGCGGAAGGTCTCGCAGGACCGGATGCATGGCACATCCAACCCGATTGTGGGCTGGGCGGAAACAAATAAAGAAATCCGGTGGAACGCACGGAAAGCAGGCCAATCCCTTGGCATTTTCGGCAAAATCTTCACCACCTGACCCTTGCGTAATGGCCATGAATTTCCTCAAGCCCATCGAAACAATTTCCGCGCGGAAAGGCTCGATCACCACGATCTTCGCCGACTTCGTGCGACTCACCGCGTGCTGCCTGGCACCGCGCCGCGACGTGGACGGCGTCTCGCTCTCGCTGCGCGAGGACGAATACATGGACGTCATCCGCCGCTACGACAAGCGGGAGGTGGAGCTGCTCACGCAGGCCTTCGGCGAGTTCATCCTGGAAGCGGACAAGCATCCGCACCGGGACATTCTGGGCACCTCGTGGCTGGAGTTCTCCTCCAAGTCCAGTCAGCAGGCGCGTGGCGAATTCTACACGCCGCCGGAAATCTGCCGCCTGATGGCGATGATCAGCGGAGACGCCGCCGGCTTCATCGAGCGCGGCCGGCCTTTCACCGTGCAGGAGCCGGCGTGCGGTGCCGGTGGCATGATCCTCGCCTACGCGGAGCAGTTCGCGCCGGACCACTGGCACCTGCCTCGCTTCACCGCCATCGACATCAATCCGGTGGCCTGCGACATGACCTTCATCAACACCACGCTCTGGTCCGTGCCATGCGAGGTGATCTGCGGCAACGGTCTCTTTCCGAAAGAAACGGATAGAAGATATGTCAATCTCCACTGGCTGCGAGTGGGCGAGGAACAACGCCGCGCCATCCAACAGCTTTTCGCCCCGCGTCCGGAGCCCGTGCCGGTCGTGGAAATCCCGCCTGTGGTACCACCGCCGAAATCCAGCAAGGACGGCTGGATCCAGGACGACCTCTTCGCAGCATGAACACCATGAAACCGCACTACATCATTCAACGCTGGCCGTTAGGCTGGGTGCTTTGCCCTCCGTCGATCGACATCCGCGGAATCCCGATGGACGCGCTCAACGAGTGTCTGAAACTTTTTCCCAAGAACTCGGTCATTGAAACCGGCATCTGTCATCACCTGCGGGAAACTTCCACTCCCGAGGCGGTGATCTGCATCGCCACGCCGGCGAACGCGAAGAAATGGCGGGAGCACATCCTCAAGGCGATCGCCGGACTTCCGCCGCAAGACCGCTGGTGGAAAGGCCTGGACGTGGGATGCAGCTCGGCGGCGATCTTCGCGGTGCTTGGGGATTTGAGATTCACCGCGCCCGCGACCCGCATGTCCCGGCAATCTGTGCCAAGCGATGCCGCCGACTTCGGACGCTGCAGCCGGCTGATCCAACTCTTTCCCGAGTGGAAAGCCCAGCTCCAACAGGTGGCGGAGGCCTATCCCACAACCCGCTGGCCCGCGATCGTGGCCCGCTGGGACGAACTGGAAGCCGCCACGCCGGAAGAACAATCGAGGATCCTCAGCACCCTTGCGTAAGGGCTCGGCCAATCAACTCACACGCTACGAGGCGGAGTGGACGAAGATCTGCACCGAGCTGCTGCCGGTGCCGAAGTCGTGGGGCCCGGGCATCGATGCCATGACGCTGAAGCCGGTTTCCTCGGTGAAAAAGCTGGAAAAAGCGGTGAAAGCCGCGGCTCCGGCGAAGAAGGCCGCCAAGAAAGTCGCGAAAAAGACCGCCAAGGTGGCATGAGCAAGTTGGTTCAACCGCCATCTCCCGGGAATTGGTGGATTTCCGGACTCCACGACGGGGAGAAACACCCCGCCCACGGCTATCTGTGCGAGGTCATCACGCTTAAAAGCGAGCTATGGTTTCGCGCTCCGGGATGGAGTTGCTACATGCCTTGTCGGCACGCTTTTTCACTCGGTTACCAATGGCAAATCCCGGCATGAGCTACATCCAACAGCCCCTCGATTTCAACGGCGAGGATCCGGAGCTGGCGATGCGCATGCGGTGGGCGGAAAACCGCCGCCGCGAGCGCGAGTTCTGGACGCCGGAGCGGCAGACGCTGGCCTGGATGCAGGGAACGCAGCCGGATGATTCCGACATGGCCTGGTGGAACCGTCAGCCGCGCTACAAGCAGAAGAACTGGATGGACCTCCACCAGCGCGAGCGCGATCGCATGGCCCGCCTGAAAGTCTGGCGGCGCTCGTTCCAAGAGGCATGGGAGGAATGGGAAGCCATTCTCGACGAGAGCGAGGCCCGGGACGAAGCGCAAATCACGCGCTGGATGGACATCCTCCGCGAGGACTTCCTCCACGGCCGCCCCTGCTCGATTTCCCTCGAAACGTGCGACCCCAGCATCAAGGACCGCGCTGAATACAACCTCCGTGAGGCGCTGCGGCGTCTTGCGATCCCTTCCCAATGTCTCGAACCGCTACAAAAGTCCCCCGCCTGACGCTGGAAATCACCTCCGCCTCCAGCAAGGTGCAGGTGTATGGCAAACGCTCCACCAAGGGCTGGACGGTGAAGCGGGTGGACGGCGCGCGCGCTGACTTCCAAGGCCACCGAAAAAGCAAGGAAGAGGCCATCCAACTGGCGCTGGACTGCTGTGAACCGGGGCTAAAAGCGGTTTTTTCCGTGCGGCCGGCGGGCTGAACTTGCCCGATTCCGGCCAATCCGTAACCCTTCAGTGTGCATTCCATCTTGAATTGCTGAATTTCCGACCAACTCTCTCCCCAACGACCCACTGCCCGTGAACCCAGAACAACTATTTGCCCAAACCCTGCTGCAGGGTGCCCACTCGCTGGAAGCCCTGCGTGCCGAGTTCGGCGCCGGGCCAGGCGAAGACGAGGAGATCAACCTGGCCGCCGTGGATCCAGCCACCTTCGATGAGCTGCGCGGCAGCAAGGTGATGCCGATACCAGGAGTGAAGCTCTATCTGGAGTCAGGCGACGACCTGACGGGCCAGACGTGCGATCTGATGGAGCAGGCGATGGAGACGGCCTATCAGGTGAAACCGCCTTTTTTCATCACCTCGATGCGCGGCACGAAGAACGGGAAAATCACGGTGGATTATTTCTATCTGGACAAGGAGTGATCCGGCAAAAAAGCGGAGGGTTGACGTACGAAGCCTCAAGCGTCCCACGCTCAAGCGCAAGACATCGGCCGGTCAACCCTCCAGCCCTTCGAGAGGATGTCACCCTTGCGTAAGGGGGTCTCACTTGTCTTCGGAGTGGTCTTCCGACTCGTCGGGTGTGTGATCCCCGCGCTCTTCGGCGGCTTTCTCCAAGGGCAGCGGCGCGGATAACAGGTTGGTGCCGCTGGCGCAGATGATCTGCATCTGCTCGCAGTCGCAGTAGTGGTCATCCTTCCGCTTGTTATAGAACTCGGAGACGCTTTCGCCCTTTTTGTTGGTTTTCTTGCGGCGGCCCTTGGCGGTGACCTGGCGGGCGTATTCGTCGTCATCGGACTGGTCGTCGAGCTCCCACTTGCCGACGTAACCGTGCATCATGGCGAGCAGGCGGTCGAGCGTGCCGTAGTTCGCCCACACGCGCAGCGAGATGGGCCGGACACGCCCCTGCTCCTTGGTGCCGATGGCGGGATCCGCCTTGGTGACCTGGTAAAGCCAATGCTCGCCCTCGACGACGAAGGACCATCTATCATCACCCTTGAGCGCCTTCCACTTGTAGCCGCTCTCGACGACGTAGCCGTAGACCTCGGAGGTGAAGGCACCGGAGTCGATCGCGACGTTCTCCGCCTTGACCTTCCACTCGGCGGCGATTTCGCGAAGCTCCTTGATAGACCACGCAATGCCGTGGGTAAGCTTCCTCGACCAGCCGCCGAGCGCCCAGGCACGGACGACATACACGTAGTGGCGGCCGCCTTTTTCCTGCACGTCGACGGTGAGGAAACGCTCCTTTTCCTCCTCCCAGATCTCGCGCGGGTTGTATTTCGTCCGGCGGGCCTCGATGTATTTGTCGTGCTTGGCGTAGGCGTAGTGGTCGCTCCACACCTGGCCGCGGGTCTCGTTGATGTGGTCCCGATAGGGGGCGATGTTGCCGGTGCTCAGCATGCGCAGCGACTGGAGATACTCGCGGACCTGCGGCTCGAAATTCGCCCAGTAGGGGAGAAGCGCGTTCCAGTTATAGGAACGGACGTTAGACGGTGCGTTTTCGTTGGTTTTCACCCACTTTCCGTCCCGGCTGATAGGCTTGCGCTCGCTCGGTTTGTCCCTCCAGACATGGTTGCATTCCGGATTCCAACACTTGTAGCGGATGGTTTTCCCCAACTCGTCCCAGCGGTAGTCGCCACGCTCCTTGTCGTAGGTGGTTTCGTTGGTGTCCCACTTCAATCCGCCCACTGTTTCATGGTCTCCCCAGTCCATGTCATGCTCGTTCCCGCAGGCCGGACAAGGGACCATCCACACGCGCTGGTCGCCGGCGAGATAGGCGTTGTGGAATTCGTCGTCCTCGTTGGCCGGGGTGGAGATGACGATTTTCTTGTAGGATCCGCCGAAGGAACGGAACCGCTTGGAAATCATGCCGAGAACGCCCTTTTTATAGGATCGGGCCTCATCACAGAACACCCACCGGTAGGGGGTGGACTGGAGGGCGGCGAGGGTGTCAGACCCGGCTAACACCAACGGCATTCCCGGCAGATAGAGCTCCAGCGTCTTCCGCTGAGGCCCCTTCGCCGGCAGTCTCTCAGCTACCGGCCCGCACCGCTCCAACAGCGGATAAAGCCGCATGTTGGAGAGCTTTTTCGCCTCTTCTTTCGATTTCGCAACCCACAGAGTCGGCCCGGGATCCTCGATGATGATCCAGGCGAGCATCGCCAGCATCGTCAACGTCTTGGCACTCTGAGCGGAGCACATGATGATGATCTCGTTGACGGTCGGATCCGCCATGCCATCCATGATTTCCCGCAGGAACCGCGCGTCTTCCGATGACCAGCGCGTGTTCTTTACGAGGTCGATGACATCGTTGTCCTCGCACCACGCCCAAGGCCGTGAATCCTGTGCAGGTCGGATAGAGCGGCAGAGACCTTCGACCAGAAAGTTTTTTTTTGAGCCCAGTTACCCAAGGCGATTTCGCCGAGCAGCTCCTTGTGGATCTTGTCGATCCGCTTGATCGCCTCCCCTTCGGAAATGCCTACGACCTCCTGAGCCAAGGTGTGTTTTGCCTGCCCGAGCTGGATCACGAATGCCTGAAACACTTCCCCGAGCACCCGGATCACCTCGTCCTGGCTGGCCAGCTCTCCCCGGAGCCGGGCGTTCAGAATGCGCAGTTTTTCGTTTCCAAGGGCGATCTTCTCGTTGTCGAGCTCGGCTTTTCCCTTGTGAGGCTTCCGGCCCAGGTTGTTGCGCTCCACGAACGCCTTCCAATCCTTGACGTTGTAGCCCTCCTTCGCGCGGCCCGGGCAGTCTTTGTGCTTTTGCCACCGGGCAATGCTCTTCCGCTCCACCCCGAGGTGCGATGCTAGCGCCTCTTGGGTGCCAAGAAAAACGACTTCCTCGCCGAGTAGCAACTCCTCCACTCCCCCCGGAGTCTGTCAACGAGACATTGTCACGCCCTATGCCACACCCGGCGCAAGTTGTTCCCAATGGTGGGACATGAAAAAAAACACCCCGAGCATCGCTAGGTCGGGCCTCCGGGAGACCCCCAGAAGTCTCTGGAAATCAATAGATTCCTTTGACCATGGTGGAGGTTTTCAGGGGTCGGCGCAGGTTTTCGGGACATTCGTCACTTTGGGACAAAGATTTCAGGCTTTTGTCTCTTTCCGCTTAGACTCAGAAAACCCAGTACAACCCCTGCTTACCCTTACACAAGGGTTACAAATAGCTCCTCTTCAGAAACTTACAGGGGCTAAGGGATCAGCATGGGTGCGCAGGTCAGCTACGCATAACGCCTACGATCTACGCATATCGGGCTCCTCTGCGTCGTAGGAAGCGTCATTGAGCATGGAGGATCGCTGAGCGAAAGGCTCAGGCGTTCTGGCCGGAAACACGAACGGCAAGACCAGCTTTCCTCCCTTCGCCTCAACCTCCGCTATGAGAGCGTCAATCGCCCAACTTACGAGCTGTCCTTGAGTGGTGCCGAACTTCTCGCCGATTTGTCCCAAGCGATGTGCTTGACCCTTTTTAAGACGAATCACCTGCGACCTCTCAGGTGCGGGCTCAGTCTTTTCAGTTTTGGCGGCTTTTTTTTCGCTCACGACGGTAAGTATGCATACAAACGCAACCAGCGCGAATACAAAATTGCCTCATTCTTCTATATTTTATGAGGCCGGCGAAGCTTTTTCAAAAACATGAAATGCTTTTATTGACTGATAGAACCACGCTGCATACAAATGCATACACCAATGGCAACCACTGAAAAACCACCTGAAAAGCCGACAACAGTTCGTCTCGGAGAAGCGCAAGCCGAGGCCATTTCACGAATCTGTAAAATCTGCAACATCACCCAGAGCGCCTTGATCAACCTCGCGGTCAGTGCTTTCGCGGACCATGTCGAGAGAACCGGCAAACTGCCAGTCCCCAAGCTCAAGAAAGGAAAACGAGGAGGTGCCAATGAACCAGCAGGTTGAACGAGCCGTTTACTCCACCAATCAGGCCATCAAATACGTCGGCAGCAAACAGTTCTTCAACCAGCTACTCGAAGCATTTCCCAAAATCCTCTCACCCATCCGCATATGCAAACCCACGGGCAAGAACTCCAAAGGCCAAGCCACCAAAGGAAAAACCGAGTATCTCAAGGCCGATATCGACACAGCCCTGAAGGCGGCCAAGCTATCCCAGCAATTTGTGAACAAGCCTTAGATCGATCTGATCTTACCCCTGCTCAACGGCGACAGCCCGATGTAGGTCTCCTCTACCACCCGCAGCGAATCCCCCAATGCATGGGCGATTTCGATCATCTCGGCTCCCTTCATCGCCAGGTGAGTGGCGAAAGAATGCCGGAGCGTGTGATAGGTCACCCAAGGCATTCCCAAGCTCGCCACGTAAGCCTTGAAAGCCTTCTTTGGGTTGTAGCGATACTTCGGCGCATCCCTCCAAATCTTCTTCTTCGGTGCCAGCACGAACGGCCCTGTCAGATCATGGCGGGCGAAACAGGCAGCCAGGCGCGGATGCACCTCGATCGACCGGCATTCCTTGTCCTTTGGCTTCCAATAGGACGTTTCCTGGACCGTCAGGATCAATCCTTTCGCTTTGGGAGTCAGCCAGCCCGGCGGCATCGCCAGCATCTCACCGAATCGCAGCCCGGCAAAAAACCCCATGTAAAGTATCTGCTCGATCTCCAGCGTCGGCGGATCCTTCAACAACAATTCCCGCTGCTCGAACGTGCAGAACTTCTCCCGCCGTGTCTTCTTCACCCGGCCCAGCCGGATCTCCGCCATCGGATGCTCCCGCAAATGCTTTTCCTTCACCAGCCAGCTCAGGAACCCGCTGAGCCGTCGCAGGTAAGAACCGATCGAAGCCTCAGACATTTTTTCCCCGCCGTAGCCGTCACGGCCCTGCAGCTCGGCACGCCACTCCTCGATCTTCTTTCGGGTAATTGTGGACACCTTCGGGTTTCCCCAATCCTTCGCCAGCTTGCCCAACGTGATCTCAGCGATCGACGTAGTACGAGCCGTGTGGATCGCCGCAGCCGTCTGAGCCTTCAGGTAGACTGCCAGCAACTCCTCCATACAATCACTGCTTTGGGCATGCAGCGCCTTTTTCGAGTGCAGAGTGTATGCCTTGTCTACCGCCTCTCCCTGGTCTTTAGTCTTCAGAGCGATCGCGGCCGGCCTCACACCATCCACGGTCGGCGGTTGGTAATACCACCATCCCCGCTTTTCGTAGAGCCCCTTGATTTTCATCAT